GGTCAACGATCAGGATTTCGGAGTTCTGCCACTGCGCAACGTCGCTGTTAGCCCCGCTCAGTGTCGCAGCAGCGCCGATGGTCGTCACGGCATTCGTGCCGAGGTTCGCGAGGTAGATCGCTCCGTTCGATCCCAGGCCGACCATGTAATCGGTGCCAGCGAGGTTCACCGACTTCATGCGGTACACCGTCGTCGGCCAGGCGAGCAGGACAGCAGATGGCCCGTTCAGCGCCGGCATGTTCCCGAACCCGACAGGCTGCACGTTCTCGAGCCACGAAAACTGGTCGTCGCCGATCACCTGGCGCGCGGCCTGGGTGTTTACGCCCTGGAAGTTGCGGAGCGAGTTGTTCTGCTTCTTCGCTTCGGCCGGTTGACGGGACGGTGCGGTCGCCATTTTTCGCGCGTCCTTCGATCAGCCGCCGTAGGCACTCGGGATCATCCTCATCATCACCGAGCGGCGCGAGTACATCATCTTTTGCGTGTAGAGCTGCAAAAACCGATCGGCATCAGCGTAGGACTGTTCCTGATACTTGGCAACGTGCGCAGCATAGTACGCAACGCACTCGCTGTACGGGTAGTTGATGACCGAAACGTCGGTCAGATTCACCAGCGTCGGAGGCGTGAGGATCGTGTCCCACTCGCTGTAGTAGGTCTGGTCAGGAATCGGCCCGATGAACCACGATTGATCCGAGTATTTCGCTCGCGCACACGGTCGCTGATTGAACGGCGTAAATGCCCGGTACGTGGTCTGGAATGCAGTGAACGAAGCCGTGTCGAGCACGATCCGTTGCGAGCCCCACAGGACGGTCGTGCTCAGGCAGTCGAGCGTCGTCGGCTGGAGGATCGTCGGCGTGACGTTGGCCCCCACGCCGCCGCCCGTGTCGGTGATCGTGCAGGTAGGCGCCGAGGTGTATCCGGTTCCGGTGTTCGTGATGAGCACGGTGGACACGGCGCCGTTCAGAAGGGAAACCGTGCCCGTGGCGGTCGCTCCGCTGCCCGGCGCGCTGAACGTGCAGATGGTCGCGGCCGAGTACCCCGATCCGCCGGTCAACGTGTTCACGCCCGTGACGCCGCCGTAGAAATACTGCTCGAGCCCCTGGCTCAGGTACGCGATCTGGAGGTTCCGGTAGCACCCGCTGTCGCCCACGGTGCGCAGGCAGGCCGCGTTCACGGCATCGATCAGCGTCTGCTGAGTCCAGTACTTGAAGTTCGCGTCGTGCAGCAGCCGCTGAGTAGCGGTCAGGTACGTTTGAAGGGTAGAAGACACATCGCGACCTGCTCGTTATGCAGCAGGCCGGATGCCACCACGGCCGCGATTCTTGAAGAAATCGGGGGGTAGATCGTCCTCGACGCCCGCAGCCGGTTTGGATGCCTCGTCAGCGACAGCCGCACCGGCTGCGGGGTTCTGGATCACGGGGGCTGGTCCGTGATCGTCATAGCCTTGCGCGAGCGGGGCGTCGAAACGCTGCTCGACATGCTCGAACTTGAAACGGTTCAGGATTGCCATCCCGTCGTCCAGCGGCGCCATCGGCTTGACCCACCCGTGGCGGGCCAGGACGGGCGTTTTGTCGCGCTCCGCGATGCCGAAGATGTGCTGCGCAGCTTCGTCCTGGCACATCACGGCTTCGCCGGGGGGGAATACGAATTCCATCCCATCGAAGCGCGCTTTGAACTTGAACTCGTTTCCGTTGGTGATCTTGAACATGACGCCAGCCCTTCGTTTCGTTGTCGATCAGATCGGATACAGGAACACGCTGTCCGTGTTGCCGCCGGCCGTCACCGTCCACGTTGCATACGAGGTCGGGATGGTCAGCGTCGATTGCACGTTCGCCTGCGGCAAGCTGTAGAAGCCGTACCCGCCGTACAGGACGGTCGGCGTCGAGCCAGCCGTCATCGTGCCGCCAGCCGCCGAGAATGCCTGGATGATCGGCTGGAGGGTGTACGGGATCAGGTTCGTCTCGATCGCCGGATTCGTGTTCGTCGTGGTCGGGAACAGAACTGAAGGCGCCGCGACGGTCACGGTCGGCTGAGTCGCGCCGTAAGCAGCGCCCGCCGCGTTCAGAGCCACAGCGGTGATGCTGTAGTTCATGATCGGCGAGGCAGCGGCCAAGGCCGGGATCGTCGTGCCGGTGATCGTGATCGAGGGCGTCGCCGAGAACGCCGCGGTGCCAGGCGAGGCCACCGTGATCGCCGCGAGCTGGCCCACGTTGGTCAGCGCGGTCGTCAGGACGGTCGTGGCCCAGGAGCCCACGGTATCGCCTTCCTGCGGCACGACGAGGATCGTCGGTGCAGAGACGTAGCCGGCGCCCTGGTTGATCACCGTGACCGAAGTGATCACACCGCCCGAGAATCCGTTCACGATGCAAGTCGCGGGGATATACGGTTGCCCGCCCTGGTTTGCAGGAGGAACCACGATCAGGTTCGGCGCCTCGATGAAGCCCGTGCCACCGTTCGTAACCGTCACGGTCGTGTTGATCGAGCCGCCGATGAACACGTTCAGCAGCGCGCCGCCGGTCGTGGTCGCAGCCACCGGAGCGGTCGCGGTCGTCAGAGTCGTGTTGACCACGCCGCCCTGGATCGCCACGAACTGCAAGTTCTGGTTGTACCCGTAGAACCCGTTGTTCGACGCCGCGATCGCGGTGCCACGGTTCGTGACGACGGCACCGACGACACCACCGGTCGTGTTCACGACTTGGATGTTCGAGCCGTCAGACGCCACCATCGCCATTTTCTGAGCGAACGGGTTCAGCAGGCGCCACATATAGGACTGCGCATCCCATTCCTGCACGTTGGAGTATTGGCCTGCGGAAATCAGCCAGTTGCCGGCGGGAACGTGGACGGCCTGCGTCGATTTCAGCGAGAACTGAAACACGCCGCCGGTCTGCTGCACCTGTTGCTGCTGACCGCCGTTGCTGTTGACGAAGAACGCGCGCGGCGACGGAGCGATACCGAATGCGCCGAGTTGGTTGATGCCCATTTCGTTTTCCTCAGTGGATCAGATGGTCGCGCTGTTGAAGCCCGAGACGCGGGCCATCGAAGACGGCTTGGTCGAAATCAGTTCGCCCAGCGTCAGCAGCAGGCCGATGTAGCCGAGTTGCCCGTTCGCCAGCGTGGACTCGAACCCGGTGAACGCGAACGAACCCTGCTCGTGCAGGTACAGGTTCATGTACCGCGACTGCGGGAGGTACAGGAAGCCCTCGGGGCAGTAGAAGTCCGGGAAGATCGGCACGCCACTGACCATGAGCGCGCGGAAGCCACTGCGCGGGCCTTGCGTGTCCTGATCGAAGCCACCGGACCCAGGCGACAGGTTGTACTGCTCCTGGCCGATGAAATCCTGCTGGAGCAGCGACCACGTTCCGAAGCCCATCAGGCCGTAGGTCGGCGCCTCGCCGCAGTTCTTCGCCACGCCGTTGATGTACTGCGACACGTTCTGTCGGGTCGGGTTGACGCCGCCGGCCGCATAGACCTTGGACTTCAGGACCGGGTAGGTGGTGCGCGACTGCCCGCCGACGTTGACGCTGTTCGTGCCGTCATCGATCAGGACGTTGATGCCGTTGAACGCCTGGGTGTTCGAGACGTTGGTGTACGTCGCGGACGCGAAGGCGTCTGTCATCACGTTGCCCGCGTCGTTCATCACCGCTTCGATGCGCGGAACGACGGCGTAGTCCACCTGAACCGCCGCCTCCATTCCGAGGAACGGGACCGGGACCATCCCGAGCTTCAGGTTGTATTCCAGATCGAATATGCCGTTCTGCTGCGCCGGGACGCCGAACGAGGCGTCATAGCCGCCCCATGAGAACGTCGTCATGCGCGCGCCCTGGACAGGCACGGTGATCGGCGAAATGCCGCCGCTCGCCACCTGGGCGTTCGCGATGAGCGATGCGAACCAGGGGGATGCGTTGTAGAACTGGACGGTCAGCGTCGGCAGGAAAGCACGCCGGGTGATGGCGGTCAGTTCGGTTGCGGTTGCGCCTGACGGGACAATACCAAGACCAAGTTGCGGCATGTTTCTCTCTCAACCAGCCCTGGTTGTTTGAAGTTGCTGGGTAGTCAGGCCACGGCCTTGCGGCCACGGAGTTCATCGATCGCGGCATACGCATTCGCGTAAGACCACGCCTTCTGGTCGCCATTGAAGGCTTTCAGATCGATCGTCGGTTTCTCGAAACGGCGGATGCCTTGCGCGGCACTTGCGGCAGTCGGTTCGGCGGCGCGCTGCGACATGCGCAGATGGTCGATCGCCGTCTCGTGGTTCGCGATGCCCTTCTCGACCATCAGTTTTTCGATGGCGGGCATTTCGTCCTCGGTGACGTTTTTGTCGCGCATCAGCTTGCGGCGCGCGGCTTCGATCTTGCGCTCCATGTCCTGTTCGGCCTGGCGCTTCTCGAGCGCGTCGAGCTTCTTCAGCGGCTCCTCGAACTGCTTGCGCAGCGAGGCCGGGATGTCGATTTCGGGAATGGAGGTCGTGGGGTTCACGGCCTTCGTGAGTTGGAGGAACCCCATACGCGTCTTCGGATCGGACGCGAGCGAGCTCGCGAGTTCCGCGAGCGCCTGGATTTCTTCGACGGACTTGCCTTCGAGACTCATTTCTTCCCCTTGAATTTCAGTTCCTTCGGCGGCTGCTTGCGCGTTGGCGCCGGCGCCGGTGAAACGCCCTTGCCCTGGCCGTTCTTGGCGGGCGCCTGGTGGTGAGTCTTGGGGTTCATGTCCAGCCCTTTCCTTTCAGTGGTCGATGCGACGGCGCGTTATTTCGTGCCGCCGGGCTTCTTGATCGACAGCTCCGGCTCGCGCTGGTCACCGTTCTTGGTGTTCATGCCGCCGATTTCGGCGAGGCGCGGGGGATTGATGACCGAGCCATTCCGGCGACCGAGCATGAAGGCGTCGCGGATGGGGTGCGATTTGGGCGAAAAAAGCTTCGTGGGCATGTCAGTTCCTGTCGTCAGTCAGTCGTCGGTCAGTGAGGCATTCCCGGCATTCCGCCAGGCATTCCGCCGGGAGCGCCACCGGGCATTCCGCCCGCGCCACCCGGCATCTGAATCGGTTGCTGGCCCATCGCCTTCTGCGTCGGGCTCATCCCGCCGGCTTGCGGCAGGTTTTCCATGAGCTGCCGCAGTTCTGCGGGCACCAGCTCCGAGGATTTCGACTGCTGCTCGCCGAATTTCTTCGACAGCGTGGACAGCACGCTCAGGACGGTGCGGCCTTCCTCGGACTGCGCGCCGAGCGCCGGCAGAACTTGGGTCAGCAGGCTCATCGCGAGGTGAACTGTCACCATCGCGTTCGCAATCTCGCCCTGCGCCGGCTGCGGGGTGCTCATCGGCGAGGCGCCGGCAACACCGGGAGGTGCCTGCTCCGCGCCGCCGGCCGGCATGCCGGGTGCGCCACCCTTGCCAGCGCCGCCGGCAATGAGTTGCATGAGTTCAGGGCTCGGTGCGGGCATGATCGATCAGGGGAGCACGATGCCCCAGATGTAAACGTCCACCGTCGCCGATGTGCTCGCGCCCTGCGCGGTGCCGGTGCGGACGTACAGCGACGGGTTCGCGGCCTGGGTCGCGAGGAACGTGGTGCCGGCGATCGTCATCGACAGATGCCCGCCAGCGCCGGTCAGCGCCGTGAGGCCCGACAGTGCCGCGTTCGAGACGATGGCGGTGCCGCCGCCGGCCGCTGCGGTGAACACGCCGAGCGTGGCCGTGGTCATCGAGTTGGTGATCGTGCCGCCGTTGTTCACCTGGGCGTTGTTCACCCAGAACTCGGTGACGATGTAGTTCGCGCCAGCGAGAACCAGATTGATCGGAACGATCTGGTCGGTGTTCAGCGTGTTGACGCTGACGCCGAGGGCAACAGCGAGCAAGCGCCGCACGCCGCACACAGGGGCGTCGAACGGGAACAGATTCGTTCTGGCCGATCCGACTGATTCGCCTGGCGTGATGATGGGGTTCATGCTTGCTCGAAAAGAATAGGGGGGTGCTGACGCACCCTTGAAGGTCACACATGCGGGTCGAGAGCGGGTTTCCCCCGCTTCCGATTAACGCTTGTGCTTACGACCGCGACGCTTTGCCATATCAGCCTCCGTTGGAGCGGGCCACATCAGACGGGATGAGCCATACCGTGATGTGAATGCTTACTCACTTTGTCTCCAAAGTCAAGCGGTCCCGCTCGGCTTGGCGTTTCAATTCCTCGCGCTCCATTTCGGTACGCACGAAAACCTCGTTGTCCAGCGACTTGAACGAGGCGATCAGGTGCTCCGCGAGTTCGTAAACGTCGGACGGGTCCACCTGATATTCGCGAACGGCATGGAGCAGCGTCTGCTTGATCTGCGCGGCATCGCCGGCCGCGAGGCCGATGTCGATGCCGGTTTCGACGGCGAAACTGGTCGCCTCGGCGACGGGGATTTTCTGTGCGTGCATCTGTCAGCCCTTCATCGGAATCACGTTCGCGCCGCCAGTCCCCGGAGGGGCGTGCTTCGCGGCCTGCATCTGTTCTTCGTGCTGCGCCTTCTTCGCCGCCGCCTCGGCCTCGGCCTTCTCGATCGCCGGCAGTTTCCTGAGAAGAACATCCTTCATCGGCGGGTTCAGCATTTCTATGAACGACTCGCGATCGATGGCATGGACTTCGAGCAGTTCGCCCGCGAGCTGCTTCTGGTCTTCCACGAACAGCGGCGAGTTCGAGTGCGCGTCCACCTTGATGACCGCATCGTCGGGGCACTGAGCCAGCAGGAACTTCTCCGGCTTCTCGCCCTTCTCGACCGGCTTCGTCATGTACTCGGTCTTGTCGAACCTGCGCATGGCCTTGAACATCTTGGTCGCGAGGGTTTCCAGCGCATCCTCGGTGCGGACGGCCTGCTTCTTCGTGCGCGACGATCCGAGGCGCGAGAGTTCGCTGGTCTGCCGGCCGCTGCGCACGCCCTGCTCGCCGCGCCCCATCAGCAGCGGGGACAGTCCGGCGGATTCCATGAACATTTCATCGATGTTCCCGACATCGCGCCACAGGTCATCAGGCACCTTGATGTCATGGCGCTCGACCTTGCCCATCGGGTCGTTGTTGTTCAGCACGCCACCGGGTGAGTTCAGCGCGAAATCCGTCTCGTCCACGATGCCGGTGAACCCGGTCAGGGATGTTGGTGGCTTCGCCTGGAGCGCTAGAATCCGCATGATTTCGTCCACTCGGATGTTCCGCCAGCCTTGCAGGCCGATCAGTTTCGCGACGAACGAGGCGCCCCAGAAATACCCGTGCATGGGCGACGGGCAGACCTGAGTGAACGGGTTGTCACCGGGTACGAAAAAGTTAGGCCGATCGTAGATCACGACGTTGCCCTCGGCCATCGTGACGATCTGATAGTCGCCGTCCTTCTCGTCGTCTCGGATGTACAGATCGGTCATCTCGACCATCTCGACGCCCAGGCCAGGCGTGTAGTCGATCTGCTCGCCCATGAACAACTGCCCCTGCCCGGTGACGGTCTGGCCGGGTGACAGCGGGCCGAATGCTGCGGTCGCCTGCTGCGATACCAGAATCCGGCGCAGCCCCTCGGGCATTTCATCCCTGTGTCTGATCGGTTTGGGCGTTAGCTGCGCGAGGATTTTCTCGCGGCGCGTGTGCTTGGAAATCTCGAACTCAAGCTGCGACTTCGTGATGTGGTACGTGTGCCCGAACGCTTCCTGGCGGTCCAGCCCGCACACATCCTCGCGGTACACGCCGAAGCAGTGCGGGTCCACGAGGTACGGTGTCTGCGATCCGCCCTTCGGAACGTCCTTCACCAGCATGGTGTTGTAGACCAGCGCCCACTCGATCGCCTGTCCGAACACCTGGTCGAAGCCAGACGCGAGCCATTCGGCATTCACGGCCTTGCCGATCACGGGCGCCTTGTCCCACTCGAACGCTGGCGCCTCGGGCGGAAGGTGAACGCTGAAACGAGTGGAGTCGGCCGAGTACAGGAACGCCGTGAGGGTGTCCACCACGGGGTTGATCTTGTTGTACGGCGTGGCGCCCGCTTCCTGCGAGCATCCGTAAATATAATAGTGCTTCAGCCGATCGTACTGCTCCACTCGCTTGTCGCGTGAGTAGAAACAGGCGTCGCGGACCTCGGAGTAGAACGCCAGGCGCTCGTACCCCTGGTTTTCCTTCTCGCTCGGTATTCTCACAGGACGATCTCCCAAAGCAGCGACCAGCGATAGCCTTCGGCCTCGGCTTTTTCCGTGATGACCGGTGCCGCTGCTTGATACGTTCTCGTGCGACCAGCGATAGCTTCTTTCTGGTCAAGCATCCGAGGAGGAGCGGGGACCAGTGCAATCAACTCATCGCCTTTGAACAGGCCGTATCCTCGCAAAACGGTGCTCATGCGTCACCCGCGGGCAGTCCGAGCTTCGATCCGTCGAACGCTGGCGCCTGGAGTTTCGGCGTCGGGTTCGAGAACGTCGTTCCCATGTCGTTCGACACCGTGCCGTCAGCTGATCGGTGCAGCGAACTCTGTGCGGACCCGCCCACGTTTCCGAACTCCTGCAGCGGCTTGAAAAAATCTCCCGCGTTCCGGCCCGACATCCCGGCTGCGCGAGCTGGCCCGATCACCATTTCGGTCGCCTCGTTCAGCCGGCGGTAGGTGTCGGCGTTCGCGCGGCGCTGTCCGGTGCCGTCCTGAATCGCGGATCGGTTCGACATGTCCGAAAGGCCGTGCTCCCTCGCCAGCGTCTCGAACGTGGAGTTCAGGCCCCGGTAGCCGTGAGACTGGATCGACGGCGCGGTGCGAAACGCGCGCTGCGTCATCGACGGGTGGCATCCCTGCGGGCACGACGGCACGGGTCCGTCCATGTCCGTGTACGCCTCGAAATCGCCGTGGGCGAGGCAGACGAATTCCTTCAGGACGGCCATCAAAATACCTCTGTCAGTCTTTCGTCGGGAGCGAGAAATCGCGGAACCAGTTCGGCAGCGGCTTCTGCGCCGGTAAGGGCTCACTTCGCGCGAGTTTAACGCTCAACCGGCCGTGCCGGTCAACATCCATCGCGACATGGAACCGCATTTCCGGCTTCGGTGGCTCAGGCGGGTCGTACAGCAGCAGCACTTTTCCGTGCCTCTTCACGATCGCGCCCTGGTCGATCAGGATCAGGATGCGCTGCATCGTGAGCAATGCTTTTCGTGAGTAGGCGTACTTATCCCCACCCAAGAACGCGCGCATCGCATCCCCGTTTTTCGCGCCCTTCTCTGAAACCAGCCTCTGCAACTCTGTGAAATTCAGCTTCGATTCTTTTGCGGTGCGGCTTCTACCTTTGCCACTCTCGATATTTTTCTCGATCAGCCGGATCATTTCCGCATACGGCAGGCGCGAGAACATTTCTTCGTAGGGATTATCTCCTTCAGGCGCGCGTATGCCAGTCATTCCGACCGGCCTTCGTTCCTGTCGCAAATAATCTATTCTGCGCATCATCCCGCTATCGTCTTCGCCGCGCCAGTCTTCTTCGGATCAATCCCGATTCGCTGCAACCATCCCTGCATTCCTGGGTTAATAATCATCTGCTGCGGCTTCACATCGCCATTCGGCAGCAACTTCGGCTTCAGCAATCCTTTCTGGATGCACTGATTCCGCACGTAACTCGCCCACGCTTCGTGAGCCAGACCGGCGCCGATTACTCGATCGTCTTTCCCGCGCCCAGGAACTCCAAGCTGGCCGTCATCGCGGACGACTTTCTGCATTTCCTCGAGCAACCCGATACTCCGAACCTGCGACGTTCCGCGCTCGAAACAGTCCTTATAATAATTCAGCATCCGCTCTTTCGTGTCGGTGCTACTCTTCCAGTGATACGCGCTCGGGCGCCCGAACGAGTCGATGCGCTTATACAAATAGTTCTGGATGTTCTGCAACACAAACAAAATCTTCT